TAGACGCTGATGAGATTGCTGAACCAGCCGGAGCATCGCGCAGTGCATCTTTAGCCGCCGCAATAGCTGTTGTGCTAGTGCCAGCCTCAAGTGCCTTCATAAGCTCAACGTCTTTATCTGCAAGCAATGGTGCCCGAACCTCACGGATTTTATCTTGAAAGATTGCTTTTGCGGCTGTCATGTCTTCTGAGATGACAGAACCAGAAAGCGACCAAGCACCACGAAAGTGGCGGTCAGATGGGACGGTAGCAGTTGAAGCATCAATCTGATTGCCGTCTTTGTCTACTATGTATGTTGTTGCCATTGGTAAAACTCCTACGCGGCTAAATCAGTGACTGTTAATTCTTCAGATATCTTCCAAGCGTTTCGCCACTCTCTTGTCGCTGGAAGCTGTTCCTTACGGCATATTACCATTTTAGGCTTGTTGCCGCTATCATAGTCGCGCCACACAGATTGTGGGCAGTCCTTCATAATTAGGTATTCAATAGCCTGTTCTTCTGTCATAGGACCAACAGGCTTAGTGTCATGTAGCAGATAGCCTCTTGTGTGCTTCTTGAAGTCCGGCTGTGCTTCATCTTTTGCTAGTTCCCAGTAAACTTCTACAGGTGGTAGGATACCGCCCTGTAGCGCACACGCCATCCAATTCGGGTCAGGAACCAGTATCTTAGCGCACTCATCTACACTGTCCTCATAGACTACACGGTAGTCTGACTGATGACCTTCTAGGTTTTCTTTAGCCCAGCATAGTCTGTCAAATAGGTGAGTGCCTTTGAACTGTGGTGTCTGCATTATGCTAGGTCTCCAAAAACAGAACCACCACCACGCATATCTGTTGCAGTGCTTCCTATTCTTAACATTAACTCTATTTGATTTGTTGTGCTGGCTGGATAAAACGCCGCTGTTCTGTCTTGGCTAGATGACACAGCCACCCCGCCAGAACCCGTAGCAACTTCATTTCCTTGACCAGAAAAACTATTTGTCATTACCGCTGTGTAGTACCCTGTAGAATTATCTACCGCTGAACTTATATTTAGTGACGAAGTGATTGCGGTAGCGTTTGATAAATTTACCCAAGCAATCGCACTACCATTCACAACGTACTGCGTATCAAGTGAGCCAGCGGTCGAGTGCTCTAGCGTATCCGCTTTGATTTTTCCAAGTGCCATTATGCTAAATCTCCTACATATGCAACAAAACCAATTTTGTTATCGTGACTACCTCCAATACTGGTTGCCGAAGAGCCGTACATGCCAACCATTTCAAGCCCTGTTGTTGTTTGACTGGCTGAAGAACCAGTGTTTGCTAAACTTACTCCTATCCCAGCCATACCACGACCGTGAGTGTGTTCTCCGCTATTCGCACCAAGCCCAATATAGTTAGTGCTGCCGAAATGATTAGAAAAATTAGGTGTAAATTTTCCGGTAGCAAGGTCCGTAACACTCGCAATATTAAAGGAATCACGAGGCGTTAAGTTGCCACTACCATCTTGTGCGCCAGAACCATCAAAATTAACCCAAGCCTTAACCAAGCCCTGTTGCAACTGCATAGTCGCTAAACCGCCTTCAGAGGTTACTGTGATGTCGCCAGCGGTGGAGGTGCCCGTGAGTTTGTTTACTAAGATTTCACTCATGCTAGGTCTCCTAACGTGCTTAAATTATAATCATTAGAAGGGTCTGCCCTGCCACCGCTTGCAGAGGTTCCACGATATTCAATAGCTGATGCACTGTTTTGGTTATTAATAGCCCCGACCCCGCCAAGCGAAGAGCCTAAATCACAATGTGCGCTGGCTATTGCAGAATAATTTGCACTTGAAAAAGCATTAGTTAAATTCTGTACGCCATCTCCTGTGCCTTCATCTGACCAACTGCTGGTGTTGAGGCTTGTTAAAACGGCACTTCCGTCAGCTTCTACCTGTGCAAAAGCCTTCGCCGCACTCTGCTTAGTCAGCGTGACTGCACCGCCGGAGCTAGTCTCAACTGTGTTTGTGTGTAACGTACTCATCTATGCCACCACCAGTGTTGCGCCAGAACTGACCGTCACTGTCACGCCGGATGCAATCGCCAGCGGGCCAGCCGCCAAGCCATTTGTATCGGTTGCAACAGTTACATCTGTGTCTAGCTGTTTTTCGTGAACGCGGATAATATCACCCAGCCCGCCGCCTGCCTCGCCCAAGAATGAACCGCCGCCAACGCTGGGGTCAGCCCAAGCCAAAGTTCCTGAGCCGTTTGTTTGTAAAAGCTGGTTAGCAGAGCCATCGCCGTCCGGCAAAGTAAAGGTCACAGTTGTTGTGACCGCTGACGGGGCTTGGAACTTGATAGACGCGCTGTTGTCGTCGTCCTGTAGGTTTAGGACATCAACGCCTGTGGTGCCGCCGGAGAAGTCTGCTAGGTGGCTCATTAGCTCACGAATAGCGTCGTTCACCTTTGACGGTAACATGCCCTCAGCAGTGTTGACACCGCCGACATCCGAATTGTTGGACGCAGTGGCATCGTAATCGGTAAGTTTATCTTTTGCCATTAGTCTGCCTCCGCTATTGTTAAGTCGCCAGCTCTGACCTGACGCATGATTTCTGCGTAGTCTGTGTTGGCAGGGTCAATAGGTATAATACAGTTAGTAACATCATTTATATCACCTATTATACAAACATTATTGCCATCTGGGTCTGACCCATACTTTAAGTTTTCATACATTTTTATAACTCCGCACTAAACTGAATATATGCCGCCGAATTGTTGTTAGCATTCCAAACGGCTGATTGTTGTGCAGACAAACCTGTAGCGTCACAAGTTCCGTCAATCCAAGCCCTTTCCTTGCCTATGTAACTTGTAGCAAAACTAGTTACAGCACGTTGTGGTCCGTGATTTATGCCAGTATTAGATGCGCTAAACGTGCCGGACGCTCGCATTGTTGTTACCATCTCAACAGCACATTTGAAATTAGTTGAACTGCCCATTTGAGCAATGCCAAAGGCCGTGTAACTTGCGCCAGCAACATATCTTTGAAAATACCGTTGACACTTCTGCAAAGTCTCTGCAAAACTTTCATGCTCAAAAGGCGTGGCACTTCCAACCTCAAGCTGGACGCCTGTGATTTGGAAATAATCAGACGTTGCGCCACCAACCCCTAAATTAGCTGGGTTAGAATCTGTTGCAGAATACGCTGTCCAAGTTGTTCTGGTTGTCCCACTTGAAAAGTTAGAGCCAGAGTTAAGATACCAAATCAAAGCAACAGCAGGGCCGTTATCATTATCAATGTTTCCTGCCGTATCGGCTGGGATGCTTACAGTTTTATATTCCCAAGTATTAGCAGAACTTATGGTATAAGATGGGCTTATGTTTTTAGCAGAATTATCATTCTGTAAAAGCTGAACGGTTGCAGAGCCAGTCTTATTAGACTTTACCCAAAACGATAACGTCATAGCCTTTGCTGATGAAGTGCCATAGGATAACATCTGCAACTCGTTACCTTCGAACATATAACGAATATATGCTATATCACCCGCCGCTGGTGATGCGTCTGCTGTGGTGCAAGTCAACTTAAAGCTGTTTGAAAAACCATCAGGAGCGTCCGTAGACTGGTCCTCTGTCCAAGTTCCCAAACTTGCTAGTGATGTTCTAAAGCGGTCAACCGTTCTAAAGCCTGTTGTGGTTATACCAGTAGCTTGTGTGCCCCTCTGCGAGACAGCCATATTTCCGTTGATTATGAGGTTTCTAGAACCGCCAATCTGCCCGCCGTTGATGCTGGTCAGGTGAGCCGCTACAGCAGACGCAATCGAGCCGATAGCGCCGTCCTTTAGGAGAACGCCGTCAATAGTCACGCCGGAGCCAGATGTTTTTTCGCTGATGGTGTCCGTGCTGAAGCTGTCAGCCACAGGTGTTTCCAGAGCAACAGTGCCGGTGCTGACGTTCTTGAGGTCGGTCATAACTTCGCGGATAGCGTTGTTTAATCCGCTGGGCGCACAACCCTCAGATATGTCAACTGACTGGATGTCCGAGTTGTTGGAACTGCTTGCGCTATAATCGCGGATACTGTCTTTAGCCATGTTAGAACCTTTTTAAAATGGGCTGATAAAGCCCGTGTTGTTTGGTGATATAGACAACGCCCCAGAACTTGGTTCCGGTTTAACATCAACTCCGATAGGCATGTCTGGGTAGCTTTCCATCACGCCAGCGGTATATCTTCCAGTTCCTGCTAATACACGCGATACTAACATTAAATTGCGAGGATTGTAATAACCGCCACCGCCTTTGCCAATTTTGGCTAACTCTTCGACTGCGTTAGGGCTGGTAATAACCTTTGCAAGCGCATCAAGGTTTGCGTTAATTATGCCTTGCTCTATCGCGTCGCTAGAAGCCGTAAAGACTCGGTAAGGTGCCGTCACAAACTTCAGGACAGACCCTATCTTACCCGCCCTTTTTAATGCGTCACTTCCAAGCGCTTGCGCGTTAGTCGTGCTGTTGAAGTTATACGCCTTTCCGGTAGCCGCAAAAACATCTAGCAAATTATTTAACGCCTTAAACTGCTCAGGTTCCAGAGCCGCTTGCATACGAGATAACTGAGCCTTGTCGCCCTTTAGCTTTGCCCAGAAGTCAACAGCCGCACCCGCTTCCATCATCTCCGGCCTTGCGACAGATGACTTGTACTGACGAGTTGACTGCTCCCATATTGATTCAAGCCCGCCCCGAACTGCGGCATTCCATTTTTCTTTACCGCCATCTACCTTGAGGATTTGCTCTTTTGCTCTGGCAATAGAAGTCGGGCTGTCCTTTGTGATGAACATTTTGCCGACATCATAGAAATCCTTTGATGTCTTATTTGCTATTCTTGGAAGAGAGCCGCCCTGAACAGAGGTAACGGGGTCACTGAGGTCTCCCCAAAGTTTTCTGGCGCTGGCATATTGCGGAACTTGTTCATCTAGAGTTTCAAGTAAAACCCTTTGCAACTCTCCCGCCTTTTGAGACGCTTTTGGCTTTTTTACTTTGGTCGATGATATAACATCATCAAGAGCTTCCTTAATGTTATTTTGAACAAACTCTAGGGGCTGGTCCATTCTGTTTGTGTATGAACTCTTTATCTTTCTCAAGGAGCTTTTTAGAAATGGATATTCTGTCACTAGTTTATTTAACTGAGTGTCAAACGCAGATATATTAACCATCCTTGGCGACCGGCTAATGACCTCGCCAGCCTCATCCAATTCGGTAGCGAAGAATGCGCTCTCATAAGCCGGACGAGCCGCCGCAGACCTTTCCGCCCGCGTTACAGCTATTGCCTCACCAGCCACATCAACCAGTTGCTGTCCAGCAACGTCACGGTCAGCCACAGGCGAAACATCTTCTATAAACTGTCTAGCCGCTTGCCCCGATTCCGCACCGCGTCCTGCATAAAATTCAGCCATCGTCTCAGCAGTTCTAGGCTCAGATGCTAGTGCAAGCTGTGCTGTTCTGAGGTCAGCCGCGCCTGTTATTTCGGCAGGCGTTAAAATAATATTTGTACCATATTTTTCATTAACCCTCGCTAGGGTTGACGATAACGCAGTAGCGACATCACCGCCTCTGCGAGATATTTCCTGACGCATTGTTTTTGCCGCGTCACTTGCCAAGGCTCTATTTACGCCCTTGCCTATCAGGAGGCCAGCCACGTTTGCGCCGAGGTCTATTGCACCCTCAGTTGCCATTCTGGTAAGCCCCTCTGACTTTAGAGCCGTGCCAGCTAACGCCTCACGAAGCGCCTGACCACCAGCCGCACCTAACGTGCCTGCGCCTGCAATTCCAACTGGCCCAAGTGGTATGCCGATTGCAGAGCCGAGCATGCCAGTGGCGGCTGGTAAAGCAGGGCCAATGCCGCTCATTGCCCCTCTGCCGAATCCGCTTTCTACGGGCTGTAGTCTGCCATCCTCAGTTCTATAAACAATCTGGCCCTGCCTAGCTCCGAAGCGCTCTCTCGGTACGCCAAGGCTTGATGAATAGTAGTCCATCTTGCTTTCTGGTGTTGGGTACAGAGAAGCAACGCCTACATCAAGAAGACCCGCGCCGCCAGATGACGATAATAATGGCTCTTCCTCCTCAAGCAAGCTCTGAGAGCCCGACGCAGTAAAAGGTGAGCGGAAATCGGGCTTGCTAGAGCTGGACATTTTTTGCTTCCTCTGCGTATTTAGCTAGAGCCTGAGATTGCGTAAGGTTTTTATTCATCATCATGGCGGCGTCAACATACTCATTTATGTACATTGTTTTTGTTCCCTCGTCCGTTGCCTTGCTGATAGACAGGGGATATTTCTTGGCTAGGTTGTCAGTAAGTTTGTCCTCGCCAGAAAGTAAATTTTGCGCCCTGTAAAGTATTGCATTAGACGTTGCCGTGAACCCGCGCAATTTTGCTTGGAACACAGTCGGAGCGTCACCCTTGTCGGGCAGGAATGCTCTAGCATTAGCAAGCTCAAATTTAGTGACAGCCGCACCAGATAATTCTCTTAGGATAGTAGAAAATATTTCCTGAGTCCTTCCCCTAAAATTTGAATAATCTAGCATCTTACCTTTTAGCTCTTGCGGTATATCTAAAATATTGTACTTCTCTCCAAGACTTCTAGCCGCAAACTCCATTTGAGTTGGGACTTTCAAAAAGTCAGGGTTAAAGTCTTTTGCAATTTGGTCTAGCTGGGTAACTCTGTTTGTCAAATTGGTTATATCTGTCTCAAGACCTTTTTTCGTTGTCTTCTCCATGCCGCCAACACCAACACCAGTGCTGTATGTAACCTCGCCGGTATCAGGATTCACGGTCATGGACATGCCAGACGGTGGCTTTACCCCGCCAACCTGAACATAGCCATCAGCATTTGCTTGTGGATTTGTTGGGTCATATATCCCCTTATACGAGCCGCCGCCCTCAGTGAAAATTGTTTCCAGATTTCTTGTGCCAGTTTTCACACCACCAACTCTGACGTACCCAAAATCGTCTGCTTGAGGATGGTCGGGCTGATATCTGGCGTTGTATTCCCTGCCAGTTTTTTCGTCGAACAACTTAACCAAGTCACTCGGCTTGCCCATCTTTTGCTTGATAGTGAGCATAGCAATTTCGTCTTGCATCTTAGCCCGCTTCTGAGCAGTCTCAGCCGCCTTAGCCGCTTGGAATGCCTGCATGCCGGACTGCATCATCGCGCCCAAGCCCTGCGCCGTGGATATCGGTGTCGGGCTGTAGCCTGACATCTGCAAGCCTGTTGCCGCCGCCGCACCTAAGCCAGCCGAGGCCGGTGTGCCAAACTCAGGAGACAGACGCTCCATAAGGCTCATTGGCTTCTTGGGCGGGGTTGCTCCTTTAGGCACTAGCGTGTCAGCGCTGGGCAGATACGGACCAGAATACTGACCCTGCTGAATTGCACGGCGTAAACGAGCCGCATTCGACAGAGGGTCTTCTGTGCTTGCTCTTGGCCCTAATTGAGCGGACTTAGGATAAAGCATATCCATAAACGCCCGACTGCCCGCCGCGCCACCGCCTAATCTTGTAGGTATTCTTGCCATTATCCGCCAAAGCCTCCTAAAAGAGCGCCCAGACCTGCGAGACCCATGCCTGCGCCGCCTGACATACCCAGCATCTCAGCACCCTGTGCGCCAGCTAGACCGCCGGAGAGGAACCCTAGTGCTGGGTTGCGTGTTACCGGAGTTATCTGCTGACCACCGAGCGCGCCGGAGCCACCCTGAACAAATTGCATATAGTCTGCCAGCTTTTGCGTGGGCCGTGCCTGCTCAAAGTTAAACCTATCCATATCAGCTTGCAGTTCTGCCTGCGACTGAGCCTCTCTAGCGCCGCCAACCTGTGCAAGTGTCTGAAGGTCAGCAAAGCCAAATTCACGGGCCGCTGGTGCCTGTGCAATAGCCGCCTGTTGTGCCTGATAAGCCATAGGCGCTAATGCCTGTGCAATCGCACCCTGCCCGTAGCCCGAGCCATATCTGCCGGACTGAGAGACCTTCCCCTGCATTTTTTCCAGAACGGGTTGCATCGCCGCCGACATCAGCGGGTTAGTGCCCATAAGGTTCTGCATCACGACATCCTGCGTCGCGCCGATTAGAGGACTACCCTGAAGAGCTTGTGAACGGTATCCGCTCAGTGCCTGCTCCGATTCGGGAGAAAAGCCTACAACTGTGCTTTCAGGGTAATACTGAGGCGTCGGGCTTTCATAGAGACGCTTGGCCTCTTCCAGACCTGTCTTCAGGTATGGCTGTGCATATTTTGGTGCCTGTGTAGACTGTGTGATAGTCCGTGAACTTCCGCCGCCCTTGCTCATATTACAAATTCCTTGTCAATAATGTGGCTGTCGCCTGATATTCGTTAAGCTGGCGCTCCCAGCCCTTACGTCCTATAATTTCCATTGAATCGCATCCGTGGCCCTTGGCCCATTCTGCAACCTCTTTTTCAGCTTCCATCAGTTCGTCCATATCTCCACCGGCTAACCAAATTCGGCAGGACGTTCTCTGCGGGTAGTCAACTATCTCCGTCACTATAACAGAATTTTCATACGGAAAAAACTGCGCTTTCCCAGAGCGTATAGCGTCCAGCACATCCAGAGCCGTGTGACTGTTTCCAGCATACTCTAGTGCGGCCTCTATGTGATGCATTAGCCTTTCGTATTCATCCAATAACGACATATGCCACCGCCGTTGCGTGTCCGTGGCTTTTGCTCTCCACGACGAAACTTCCGTTATTTAGCGTGTTGACCACCGGCTCCACGCTGTAAAAATGTGCATCCAATGGGCTGAACAATATAACGCTTTCCTTGCCCACTCGCGGGTCTGTCACCGTTGTTGATGTCGTGCTGTGCGGAATGGTGAACTCGCCCACACTATTTAGCTTACCGTCAACTGTTCTGTTCAGCACCTCTGCGACCTCTCGCGTTGTGGCTGTAATCGGGTTGAGGATGCGATAGTTTGTCGTGCGCGTCATCTGCGTCCTATCTCTCTGGCCTCGACATCAATTCCCTGAGCAAGCGACCACTGACCGGAGATGTTCATCCGAACTCGGTGGTATCTGCCCTGCTCTCTAAACGGTACAAACCCGTCTGCATTTGGCGCAGTGGCTGTTGAGAAGGTCGCGTCCTCTGTGTGAACATTGCGAGTTCCGACCTCTACAGTAACGGTGCCGCCCTCATGGTATGGATAGACCCGCGTGACGATTGCATGCTTGCCCATAGACAAGCTGTTCTCTCCGGCCTCAATAGTGCCGGTCAGGGGGTCGCCAGTAAATGCATGAATTTTAGTGCCAAGAGCCCCGCCGAACAGGAACTGACCACCCTTATATAATGCGCTATCCAGAGACGCGGGCAGGCCATCAATGCTTGCGCTGATGTTATCAAGAGCCTCAAGAGTGTAACCCGCCGTAAAGAATGGGGCTATGAGGTCGGCTGATACGTTAGCTAGTGACCAGCGATTTAGAGCATAGTTATATATGAGGAGCCTATCAGGTGTGCCATCCAGAGAGCTATTAGAGACGTATGACCAGACGGCAAGCTGTGCCTGCGGGTCTACTGTCGATGTCATTTTATCCTTAAAGCTGAAGTCAAAGTCATCGAAGAAAAAGCGGTTTACTTTCTCAGCGCCAATGGCCTTTGAGCCTTGTCCGTCGAACATATAGAAACCATCGTCTGACAGATAAAACACACTGTGACCAATATTGCATACAGAGCCCGCAACCTGACATCCACGCGCCGTTTCCACTTTATCAAACTGGAACACTAGAGGCAGGCCAGAATAGGTTGCCCTAACAATCGCCCGCTCCATTAAAATTGTGCAATATTCTCCGCCGACAATTCCTGTGATTGCTCCTGAATCTGGGATGTCCTGAAAGTCACTTTGGTCTGTTCCAGATGTCCAGCCCGTGGGGTCATTAAACGCAGACCAATAAACACGGTATGGCTTTCTGCCGGAGCCGGTGTCGATATTAGCTGTCCACACAAAATCACGCACAACGGCAATAAAGTCAGATTTAGGTGCGCCGGATACGTCAGCAAACACGGTATCAGTGCCTAGCTGAAATTTCTGCATTTCCTCGCCAATGCCACCAGCCGCATAAACCGTGTCGCCAAACTGAACGAACTTCCAGCGCTCACTGCTCGACAAGTCATATGCAGGTGTTCCCGCCTTGCTGATATCATCCAAGCTGGAATCACTGGCATCAAATTCGTATAGCTTTGCGCTATCACCGGCAAATAGCTTTGTATTGCCATCATCTGACTTTGCCGCAAATACGCCCAGAATTGTGTTTGTAGCCGCGCCAGAATACGGCACAAACTCGCTCAGGCTGGAATAGCCGCTCAGAACCGGAACCACATTGGTTGCGACTGATACGCCTTGGTTCATAAAATTAGGCTGGTCAGGGAGCCACTCACCGAACTGCATCATTGTCTTGCCCAAACCTCACTGCCAGTTGCTACTGTAGCCCAAACCTCTGAGCCAACCGCTACATCAGACCACGTTTCTGTCCCGATGGAATTATCTATCCAGTCCTCACCCAGAACCTTCGCCGTGCCGGTTACACTTATCTGCGCCTGCGTTGTGCCAGCTTCCACGAATATGCCAGTTGTGGCGCCAGTTGCTGTGAACTCAGCCGTGGCAGTGCCATCAGCCAGATATATGATATTACTGCTTGCCGTTGATGTGACAACAGCAGAGGCTGTACCAGCTACGCTGATGAGCCTGTTATAATCTGCCGCGCTCGTTACAGCAATAGACGCCGTGCCGGACACCTGCCTCAGCGGGGTAATGGTTGCTGTAAAGCCGAATGCGCCCGTAATGCTGGCTGACATCGTTCTTATTCTGTCGGCATCTGAGGCCGCAGTGACAGCTATGTTTGCCGTGCCAGCTACATCAATAGCAAACTGAATAGCCGCTGTTGCTGTAAAGGCAATGGGCGCCGAGCCTGAGAAATGTATTACGTCTAGGTCAGCGAGTTGCTCTAACGTGCCGAAGCCGTCCAGAGCGTCCATAGTGCCCCAAGCATCTAACTGCTCAAGGGTCGGGTTAGACCAGTCAACACTCGTAAGAAAAGACGCGCTGTCCAGAGATACGGTCAGCGTGTCTAAGTTGTTCTTAGTAAAGTTGTCGAGGCTGGGTGTCCCTGTAGGCATTGCCTAACCTTACGCCGCTGTAATGTCTAGGTCGCCCGCCGGTATCTTCAGAATGTCACCAGACGCGATAACCTTGCCGGTGGTGAAGGCTCCGTGAATCAACAGGTTGCCGGATGATGACGCATCGAACAGACCAAAGTGGCTGACCGTGCCCCATGAGCCGGTAGCCGCTGGGAACTCGACAGCCGCATCATTATCAGCAGTTGCCGAAGATGCCGCGTTGAAGGTAATAACCTTGCGAGTGTATCCAGAGCCCGATAGCTCGGCTCCGCTTGCGTCATCGTTGAATGATGCCGTTGCTAGGCCCACATAAACATTTGTCGGCATGGTATAAGCACCAGTTCCGAGAATGT